CTACTTAGAGTAAGGAATGCTAATTGGTCCATTCTGTCAGCCATTGCGTATGCAAGTGCATCTCTTGAATGTTCCCTAAAGTTTACAACTGACTTTTGATCTGCAAGTCTTCCAGATAATCTGTTCGCAAATCTTAGTTGGTCAATTGTTACTGTGATGTCGAAAGCTCTTAATGCCTCTTCGTTTCCTTCAAGAGTGTTGTCTCCAACGATACCGTCACCAGTCATGTCAGCTAAAAGTGTTAATACAGCTCTAGCCCCTTTTTCTGATTGGGTAAGTTCAGATATTCTCTGAACCATAGCGTTTGAACCCGCACCCGCGAATTGGTTAACGAAGGACATATTTCTTGCGACACGCCAAAAATCACGCGACCAGATGGTAAGCTGTTCACTGGTCAACGCAGCAAAGTTTGTATTTGCCATGATAATGTCTCCATTAATTAAAATTAACCAGTCGACTTATTGGAGCGACTTTTATCCGTGTACCCTTTGTCGTTGGGATCACGATTGCGTAGGGTTGCGGGTACGACTCCGACCAGTTTTACGCCCTGACGTTGGCGATTAACGATTTTTTACAGGAACGACCCTGGTAAGATATCGCTCTTACGTGCGAACTTATTTAATTTATACCACAGTTTATCCGAAATCTCCACGCATTCTTTTTAAAGTTTCGGCGGGTAATGCATCAAATTCATCAATAGACATTTTTGCAATGTCTACTTTTTTGTCCACTTTGTTTTTTCCTTTCATAGTAGGAGGTTGTTTTTCAGAAGCTTCTATTTTCTTTTTAGTATTAGATATTTTCTTTTTCTCTGTTATTTCTTTTTGTACAGGGTCAGGCTGCGGTTCTGCTGGTTGCGGTGCCCCCATAATTAAGTTTACGGCTTTTTCTAAAGAAACAGCCCCTGCGTAACCTTGAGTCATGTACGCATCCCGTAGCTCTAGTACTTCATTTGTTTTGTCTTGATTAAACTTAGGGTCTGCTTGATTTAACTCAGGGTACATAGCTTCTAGTTGGTTTGCTTTAGTTTGCAAATCAACCATCTCTTGGTTTTGATTAACGGTCTGGCCCATCTTAGCCTGCATTTCAAACATCATTTGTTGTTTTTCTGCGGCTCTGATTTCACCACGCAACTTCGTAGCTTTTTCAGTTTCGCCTTCCATAATTAAAGTTTGGTATTCTACTTCTTTAGCGTCGAAATCAAACTCCGGGGCTTCTTTTACATCTTCTACCTTTGGGGCTAAAGCTTCATCTAGCTTCTTTTGTAATGCTTTTTGTTTTTGCAATACTTCATCAAACCTAGATTTAGGAATCATAGGTTCTTTTGCTTCATCAACGACTGCCTCATCTGTTCCCTCAGGTTGTTGTGTATCTCCCTCATGCTCTTCCAGTACTGTCTCTTCTCCTGTACTTTCTGCGTCTTCGCTTTCATCTTCAGCGCTTTCCTCTTCGTCTTCCTCTTCAGGCTCTTCTGATGTTTCTTCATCAGACTCTGTCTCTTCAACTTCTTCACTTGTTTCCTCCTCTTGAGTTTCTTCTTCCTCAGTATCGAAGTTCATATCTACTTTGTAATCTGTTCCTGCTTCTTCTTCTGATAGCGGGTCAGCGCCAGGCATAACGTCCATGGTTTGGACTTCCTCTACTTGAGTTTCATTATCTTTCTTAGCCATCTGGGGTACCTCCTGTTTTGTCTAAGTTTCTAAGAGCTTCAACGGCCATCTTGGACGCTGCTGCTGTGTCGGACTGGTCTTTACGCATTTGGTTAGTTAACTCTGATAACCTTTCACGTAATCCTAGTTCTTCACGTTTAGTTTGAATTTTACTTTGTAATTCAGCAATCTTCAACTCTGGTTCTGTTTCTATTTGTTCTACCTTAGCAGCATTTAAAGCAGCTGAAGTTTGTAGAGTAGCGACTTCAGCTTCTAGCTTAGCAATCTCAAGCTGCGTGCTTCTGATCTGTGATTCCATCTGGAATTTCTGTAGTTGTATTTGTTCTGGTGATTTAGGCGCAGTACCTTGCATCTTTCTGATTCTGTCTGCAACGTCTGCTTTACGTGATAAATGTGAGTACTCTACTATCATGTCGTCTGGAATAGGCACTCCCACCTGACGTAAAGATATAGCTTCAGCAAATTGCATTTCGTCAAAGTTGTCTCTAGCTGGTGCTTGTGAAACTACAACATCATATTCACCTAGCTGTAGGTTGTTTACTATTTCACCAGCTGCGTCCATTTGGTTTACACGCATTGACCTTCTCGGTTTGTATGGGTCTTCGTTGTCTGTTACCTGTATGACTCTTTCTTCTGTGTAATAAGTTTGCACCAGGCGTAAAACAGCTTCTGCTAAATATTGTCTTGTCTTTGCTAAATTAGTAAGAGGCACTTGTAATAACATAGAGCCTCTGTTTTGTTTTTGTTGTATGGCAACACCAGATACTTCTGCGCTATCCTGCCCTAGCATAGAGTCAGTTATACCACTTATTTGTTTTATGTTGGCTGCAGCTTTTTGCCCTAGTCTGTCTAAACCTGTAGGTATTTGATTAGGTGGTATTTTGGCTGGAGGCGTAGAGCCACGATTAAACTCTAATACGAGGCCAGTTTCTGCACCATGTTCTTCTAGATCATCTGCTGTCATACCGGAGAGAGAACCGTTCTCTACGATCCAACCACTGTTTGCAGTGGTGTTTACTATATGCAGTTCTTGTGATGTTATCTTGTTTAGCTGTTCCTGTGGAGATAATAAGTTTCGTACCATACCAAACGGTTTGCCCCTACGAAAGTATGGAAAATATGGCACGATCGTAAAATGTCCATATGGAGACCAATCATCAAACAACACTACTGTGTCAGCTGTCACAGTCCATCGGACCTTTCGCTTATGTTTGGTTATTATATCTAGACCAAATCTGTCTGCGAACTCTTCTCTTTGTTTTTTACTGAACCGATGTGGGACCTCGCGCATATCACCAGTTACTACATCGACGTAAAACATGCATTCTTTTAGCTGAAAATGTTGTCTTTCTATAACTCTAACTGACCTAAGTGCGGCTGCACTATCTGGGTCATTAGGATATTGTTGTCCATAGTTTTCTTGGTCTGTGTCTCCGTACCTTTCTTCCTCATACTCCATAGAATCAGAGCCCATAGTAGTCCCAGTCTCTGCTAAAACTCTTAGCCTATCTGCTTTCTCTTGTCCGTATACCTCGTCTATTTCATCTATGCTCATCCACTTGCTTTCAAATATTTCATTCCAAGTTCGTGGGTCATAGTGTTTTGCATCTGGGTCAATAAGAATATCTAGTGGGTCTTTGGCTTCTATCTTTACTTCACCTTGTATGTGGTCATCAAAGTCTATGCGCACATCAAAGTAACCTCTATCTTGTATAAGACCATCAGAAAATACCTGGTTCTCTACCCAATCTAGTTTGTTGTTATCTGCTATTTGTTGATAAACCATAGTTAACACATCTGCTACCTCTTGGTTGCCTCCGCCCCTAGGTTTAAATTGTATATCTGCTTTTTTCGTGCTTTGTTCCCCAAGCACTGCGTTGATTGTAGGTAATATAGTATTGATTGTTAGTGCTGGTCTGCCCTGGTCATCGAGCTGTTGCATATCAAACTCGTCCCACTGGTCGCCTCGATAATACATATCACATTTCTTTGCCATGTGTACGTATTCTTCATGGCCATTGTCTCGCGCCCTGGTGTAGGCATCCCATTGTTTTTTCGCTATATCTAATTGTTCTGCTTCGTTTAGATTTTGCTTAATTTTCTTTTTTACTTTTTTATATGCCATGTTATGCACTCATTGCCGATTTTTTCTTCGGGCCTTTTGCTATATATCTTAACTTATCTCGCCAAGAAGGTATATGTTCTGGTGCCTCATAAAAAGTTGCGTATTCACTCATCATCAAACCAACCCAGGCCAAAGCATCAACTTGGTCATCATGTACACCGTTAGGAAAACGCAAAAGTTCAGCAACCAACGGCCCTGTCCATACAGCATCTTCGGGTACAAAAACTCTTCCCTGTTGCATTCTACCCTGGATAGCTCTAGCTCTTGCTTCTTTGTCACGTCGCCCTACTTTTAAATCTTTAAAATATGCGGAATGTAATCCACGCTCTGACACTCTTTTTTGTAGGAAAGGCCCAATAGCCATTTCTATGTGTCCTTTTTCTATGCCAATAATACCAGGCCTCCACTGCTCATAGAAATCTAATATTTTTTCTACCAGCTCGAAACCGTCATACTTACCTCGTATGACATCAACGATAAACATATTGTCATATTCATCTACACCTACTGTGATCCCTACCGAATAGTCGTTTCTATCTCTTTGACCTATCGCTAAATCCCAAGAGGTATAATAACGAAGTCTATCATAATCTATGTCCGATGGGTCATAATACTGAATCATGTCTCTGGTAAAATAATCACCGTCATCTGACACGGGGTTCTGTTGATACAACGCAGTCCAGTCTCTAGGGCCTATCGCTTTTTGTATCATTTCTAAAGATTCTATGTTGTACCGTTCAGGATGCAGCGGATCACCGGCTGCACGAAACTCTTCATCTTCTTCTGCTATTGCTGGATATTTAACTACTTCCCAATCGTCTGCACCGTTCTCGGAATGTTGTAACAACCTACCTGCTAAATCGTCATCATGCCATCTAGTCAGAATGACTAGTATACCCCCACCAGGGGAAAGCCTTGTATAAGCAGTAGAGGTATACCAGTCCCAGGTCGCCTCTCTGTTATTTTCGGATTCTGCATCCTCTCGGTTTTTGATAGGATCATCGATCAACAACACGTGCGCACCTTTACCGGTAATACCACCACCAACACCAGCGGCTACATAACCACCGCCATGGGTTGTTTGCCAGGATTCTACTGATTGTGAGTCTTTATCTAACTTAGTTTGCTCAAAAATTGACCTATAGCTCTGTTCTCTAAGCACTTGTCTTACTTTTCTAGAAAAACTCATAGCCAAAGAGCCCGAATACGAACAACTTATAAATTCATGCCCTGGATTACGCCCTAAATGCCAAGCGGGAAAGGCAATACTGGCTAACGTGCTTTTTCCATGCCTGGGAGGCATAAATAACATCAATCTAGGGGATTTCTTGTCAGCAACGTCTTGGCTAAACTTTTCTAGCCGTTTACAGACGTCTTTGTGCACCCAACCCGCTTGGTAGTCAGGATTAAACTTCTCAACGAACGGAATCATGCGTTTTCGTGCCAGTATTCTCTTCGCTAGCTCCTGTTCTGCACGAATTCTAGCATTTTCTTCTTTTTTTGACGTTTTTTCTTGTTTTTTAGGCTCAGGCAGTTGATCTGCTTCGTCCGCCGCGCAGTAAACGCATAGTCCTTTAGGCAGGACTAAATTATCGGCTAAAAGGCGCTTGCACTTATAGCACTCTATCTTATTTTTATCTGTCACTTACTTTTTCTTCTTTTTCATAGCCGGTTTCTTAGCTTTTTTAGCTTTTTTCATCGGCTTTTTAGAATATCCTTTACCATATCCCATATCTTTCTCCTTTTTTTCCCAAAACAAGGGTATTCGCTTACCTGCCTTACGTTCAGACACTAAATGTGCCGACATATAAGCAAAAAACCCCACACCTATAAGAATAATGAACCCTAAAAGAGGCTCTGACCAGTCTGGCCAAGATGTAAACGCTCCAAAACTATAGTCCATTTAGCACTTCCATCTTCTTCTGGCCTGTCTTAGCCTTGAATTAGGGTTTTTTGCTGCTTTTGGAAACTTTTTCATCTGTCCTGCACTTCTAGCGCAGTAAGATTTACGTCTTTTTGCGGCTTTTGAGCCTTTTTTGACTTTTCCTGTGACTGCTCCCTTTAATTTTGACCCTGGATTCTTCCTTCTGTAGGCTTTTATGCCTGCTCTGGTCATCCCAGCGCCTTTTTTCGTTGGCCTAAAGTTCTTTTTGTTCCTTTTAGGCATATTATCTCTTTTTCTTGGCACGAGTCCTCCTTTTTACTGCAGGTTTCCTTTTCCTGACTATAGTTTTTACGTTACGTGGCTTCCCGCCTGGGTTCCCCGCTGCACGTTTTCTCCTGACTGCGCTTTTTCGTTGTGCTGCAGTCATAGACCGAGCCTTTGATCGAGGCACGCATTTAGGATACTTACGTTTGCCTTTCTTTTTAGCAGACTTTCTGCCGCAAGGTTGGTATTTACCTTTTTTCTTTGGTGCGCCTATGTCGACCCAATCACCTTTTGGTCCTTTTCCGAACCAAGCAGTAAGACCGCCAGTAGGCTTAGCCATTACCTATACCCGCCGCCGCGCTTCTTGTAAGTTCTCACTAACCAACCATTGGCATATGCTGAAGGATAGACCTTAAACTTTCTTTTAGCTTCGGCTTTTACTCTCGCGTATAAGCTTGGGTTAGTTGGTGTAGCTCCTTTTCTCTTGCTGCTTTTCTTTTTAGTAGTTTTTCTTTTTGCTGGCATTTTTCTTTTTTCCTCCTGAATAACCTTTATTTTTCTTGCCCTTCTTCATGGACATCTTTTTTACTGGTGCGTTAATACAATGCATTATTTCCTCCCTTGTTTGACGCCGTACCTGGCTCCTTTCATATCTGCACGTTGGTTGCTGAGCTTATGTGCTTTTCCAGCAGTCGTTTGTGCTTTTCGTTTTAGTGGTTTATCTATTGGGGCTGCCTGATTTGAAAACGTTGTAATTTTTATGCCGTTCTCAATTGTTTGTTTCATGTTTTTACTAGAGGTGCTCATTTTGAAGGTGCCGCCTTTTTTGTTTTCTTGTTTTTCTTTGCTACTGCTTTTTTTCCGGCATCAACAGCTTGTTGTACTTGTGCATGTTGCGAATTGTTTATGCCGCCTTGAATAGCTTTATCCATAAAACCTGCAAATTTTTCTGTTAGGTTTTGAAATCTAGTAGTGTTTACTGCTTTTACGTTATTGTCGTCATAGCCGACCGCGTCGTTCTTTTTGTTTTCTTGTTTTTTACTGCTTGTGCTCATTTTTTCTTCCCTTTCTTTTTGCCTTTTTTACGGGCCATGATTATATCTGCAAAAGTAATTTTCCCGTCTTTGTTCATATCAGGGAATTTGCCTTTGATCTTTTTCTTCTTCATTTTACGTTTGGTGGCTCTCGCCTGTTGCGCATACTTAGTCATTAGTTTCTCCTTTTGGTTCTAAATAAGACATATCAACACCAGCCAACTTCAGAAGCTCGGCATCCGGCAGTCGTTCTAGTTGTTGAATCTTGTCTACATTAATATTGACTTGTGTTGCTTGTTCAGGTGCGAATAACCCATGCAACTTACATAGGGAGTCGACAACGTTTTTTTCTTCTGTGGCGGTGGCCGATTTTCGATGGGCCTCAAGATACATGGTGGTGGCCGTGTTTCGATCGAACTTAACCTCTTCCCTCATTTCTTCTCTTAGATATTCAACTGCTTTTTGTATTTTAGGTTTCTTAAATACTTCGTACACATGATCCATGTTTCTATAACCTGCAGCACGGCCAGCTGCTGCTTTGCTCATGCCTCTTATATGAAACAAAATTAATCTTTCTTCTTGGACAGAAAGCTCGGATAGCTTTACTCCCGCGTAAGGAAAATGAGACTGAAGCTCATGTCTATCTTCGTCTGTTACTTCAATCGTGTCGTGCGCAACTAAACTCATATGCTAAAAATACCACACATGTGGATAACTTGTAAATTTTTTGTGGAAAATTTTTTTTGAAAAAGTTGTTACTTATCGCTGTCTCATTCCCCTCCCCTGTGCCTAGCGACCGACCCCCGACCCCGATTCGCTTTTTATACCTTTTTTGCATTTCAATCGTTTGGAACCTTGTCCTAGAATCTGACATCCCAGTATACCCAGCAACCCATTAAAGGGTTGCTTCCATATAGATTTGTGAAGTAGGCATTGGTTGTCTACTCGTTAACTAGCTTATATAGGAGATTATTATGGCTAAGAATAAAACTGTAAGACCTTTTGATGTATGTATTGCATTAGAGGGCTACGAAAATGGTGATGACTTTAAACCTAACTCTGCAAGAGTTGCTAAAGCTTGGGAAAATACAGGCAAAGGCAAAGTCATGTATAGAATTGACTTCGAGATGGATATTACCAAGGAGCTCAAGTCTATCCAAGTTGCTGAAGATAAGAAAGGTAATCCTATCGTATCTCAGAGACTAGTACCTGTATCCCTTGTTATCTTTGACAACGAAGAATAATGATTGGCTACAGACTAGGTCGTGTAGTAAAGAGTGTGGCGAAAGCTGCACTCCCAGCTACGAAGTGGGCGACACAACAAGCATCCACTTTTACATCCGAGTTCATGCGTGGTATGACTGAGCAACCTAAGCTCCACGATACTACCAATGAGAACTATCATCCTGTTGAGGACTTAGATAAAGAGTTGGCAGAGGCTATCCAGCCCGAGCTTACTGGTCTAGCTGAGGCAACGCCTGAGCAACCTACTAGGAGTTCAATATGAGATATGTAATTAATCTACCTGAGGAGCTTCTTCAGGTTTTATTTGGAGAGATATAAATGGATATTGTATCTATCGCAGCTATTGCTGTCATTGTATATATAGCAGTCATGTTCATCGTTCGTATGGGCTTGGTTGGTATGTATCTTTATTTCGTCTTTAAGTTCTTTGATGACGGTTCAAAATCTTCGGTCAGTTCTGACCAATTCAATCCTAACTTAAATACTTAGTTAGCCATCGGCGTCACCTTCGGGTGGCGTCATCCTTTTTTTGTGTGGTGGTGAATCGGGCTCGGGTTTCGGTCGCTTGGCACTACTATCATATGCCTGCCTACTACTATCATCGCGAGCGAAGTCGAGCGTGCCTGCATGCATATGCCAGCCTTGAGCAGGTTCCCTGTGTTCCACGGACTTAACCCCATGTGGAACCAAGATGTGGAACCGTGCCAAACCCTAGTAGAGCCGCGACTTCCAGGATGGTGTATGCCTGCTGGTTCCACGGTTCCGCGAAGTTCACACGCTACAGTATAACGGTCGACCATCGACCTAGGATATATAATGATGAATGAATGTTATTTTTACACGGAACCACGGAACCATGTTCTATATTCCTTATTATTACAACGCAAATCGTGTTCCGCGACTGGCGGAACCAAGCGGAACCAAACGGAACCACGGGCGCGAGCAGAGGACTTGCGCCTCTGCTTCCATATAGATTTGTGTAGGTGGTTCTCCTACCCGACAGTGTGTGGTCGTACTCAAAGCACACACAGGTGGTTACTGAAAGCCCTTGACTCGATGAGAATGCGAGTCACCCATATATTATCACAGGAGGTGCAACATGGGACTAGATGTATACGCTGGCTATCTCAAGCCAAAACAAAAACAACCAGATAATGTGGTTGATATGCACGACAATATTGGAGACCGAATGGAGACTCCATACTATTGGCGTAAGCACGCAAGGCTCCAACAGTTCATGATGGAGTTGTATGACAAGAAGCACAATGGCCCGTCAAGGGGCGAGCGAGTCGGTATGATGGATTCGTTCAATGGCGGTGACATTCTGTATCTTGAGCGTGAAGATATATTGGAGCTGCAAAAGCTCGTCGAGGGCGACAACTTACCTTTCTGCCCTGATGGGTTCTTTTGGGGTCACCAATTCCAAGAAGAGTCTATGAAAGAGTATAAAGAGCAGGACTTGAAGTTCTGCGAAGATGCTCTCAAATGGCTCGACGAGGGCAAAGAAGTCTTTTATGAATGTTCATGGTAAGGAGGACAATATGGTTAAAGACTATTTTAGATCAGTGCTGATGGGCACGGGCGTTCTGTTCGTGCTATTCGGTATTGCAACGAGTATTCAATACTCACTTATACTGCTCGGTGTCGGGGTCGGCATTGGGTCAATTTTGTATTTATTATGGAGGTTATTATGAGTGCAAATGTAGTAAGTGCCTTGACAACGGCACTATGGATAATGATTGAGCTTATACAATTCGCGTATATGGCTTACTTAGCATGGAGGAATCGAGATGTTACTAGTAGGAATACTGTCTGCCCTAGGTCTGCTTATTCTGGCGCTTAAAGCTGGTGGACGTAAAGCTATTGGCCACGACATCTTTGTCGACGTGCTAATCACAGTCACACTAATGGTGTGCTTTTACGGCACATTCAGCGGTATGACTGCTGCAATGGTCGGCGGTTTGTCTGCGTCTATTGTCTTGTTCATTATGAAGAAGACTATGCCGCATGAGAAGCTGACGATTGAACGAGGAGAGGTTGAAGTTATGAGCAAGCCTGTCCAGATTAAAATACCAACGGTCAAAACCAAGTGGAAGACCGTGCAACCTGATTGGAGGAATTAATTATGCAAACCATAAATCCACAAGCACTTGTTAACGAATTGAAAGACTGCGTTAGAGCAGGCTACCCAGCAATGATTTGGGGCGGGCCTGGTATCGGTAAGTCTGATATTCCAGCACAAGTCGCCGCTGAAATGAACATGGAGATACTAGATTTCCGTGCAAACCTATTCGACCCAGTCGATGTGCGTGGCGTACCATTCATCAAGCAACTTGAGAGTGGCTCACGCTTCACATCCTGGGCAGTACCTGATGTGTTTCCTGTTGCAGAACGCGACGGCGACAGAGGTATCTTGTTTATTGACGAGCTACCGACTGCACCGCCAGCAACACAGAACGCATTCTTGCAATTGTTGCTTAGCAGAAAGATTGGTAATTATGAGCTACCAACTGGCTGGGCAATCATCTGTGCTGGTAACAGACTAACTGACGGAGCAGCTGTGTATCAGATGCCTACGCCAGTCAGAAACCGACTAGCACATTACGAACTGGAACCAATCCTCGATGATTGGGTACAGTGGGCACACCAGAACAGCATCGACTCTGATGTTATTGCCTTTATCCAATACAGACCAGGGCTGTTGTCTAACTTCAACCCTGATGAGTATGCGTTCCCAACTCCGCGTGCTTGGTCTATGGTCAGCAAGAAATTGCAAAGGGCTAACTCAGATGTCGAAAGGCTGTTCCACGGTGTCGCATCGTTGGTTGGTGATGGTGCAGCTGGTGAGTTTGTAGCATTCAGAGAGATTGCTGCTAAACTACCTGACATCGATGCCTGTATCAAAGACCCATCTAAGTACAAACGTGATGACAACCCAGCGTTGTTGTATGCGTTTGCTAACGCGGTTGCTGCAAGAGCAGAGGAAGATAAGATGACTAACATCATGAAGCTAGCTGACAAGCTGGTTGTTGAGTATCAAGTTGTCCTTGTCAAAGGCTGTCTTGCTAGAGATAAGAACTTACGTCAGAACCCTGACATACGTAAGTGGATTACTAAAAATGCTAACGTTATATTGTAGGAGGTACTATGAAGACTGTTAGATTATCTGAGTCTCTCAAGCGTGACATACGCAGAGAGGCACAGAAGAAATACGAAAGTGCAAACCCTGAACGTGAGTACCCGAAAGATAAGGGTATGGAAGTGTTTATTGGAGAAGGCTATCAGCAAAAGATAGACGCAACCACAACACACTTCCGACAAACGTGGGGCTTTGACTGTCCAACAAATACTGTACATACCTTGGTTATCAAAGCTGAGGTTGTAGAGCCCGACTCAGACGGTGAGGGTAACGACTATGTAGATACAAAGTCTTACTCTCTGCATTTGCCTGACGTACCTGTGCCAACTATGTTGGTCAGATATGGGGATGAGATGCGAGTCAAGGTCGAGCCCGACAATGAAGTGTTTGTTGAGTGCATGGATGTTCAAATGCACAACGACAACCGTTGGAAAGCAGAGCGTGAGTATCTTGCCAAGATTGACAATGTACTCGACAGGTTTGCTACTCTTAACCAGCTGATGAAAGCAGCACCGTACATCAAAGACTTGGTGCCGCAAGACAGATTGCAAAAAATGTACGAGAAGGACGATCGTTCTGAACGTCGTAAAGAGCAAGCTGAGATTGCGGACAACGAGTTGTCTGAGTTACGTGAAGTGTTGCTTGAAGATGCATTACTTGGAGACGAATAATGAATCCATTGTTTGTAAAAGCTAGGTCAAGACTAATCCTTGACAATCCATTCTTTGGCACCTTGTGCTTGCGACTCAAACCTGTTGAGTGGGACGAGCCAACTGGTGCTACGGATGGTGTCCATTTGTATTACAACCCTAAGTGGTTCGAGAAACTTACGGACATGGAAAGGATTGGCTTCTTGGCACACGAAGTTATGCACGTCGTGTTGCTACACATTTTGCGTAGAGACGAACGGCATGCAACCAAGTGGAATGTAGCTTGTGACTATGCAATCAACAACCATCTCATAGCAGAGGGTTTTATATTACCAAAAGGCGGCCTTGTGGATTCGCAGTACGATAATACGACTGCAGACGCTATATACAGCCAGTTGCCAGAACCTCCGCAGGGTTGGGACGGCGTGGCTGTAGACTTTGGTAAGTGTGGTGGAGTTATGGACCACCCTGGCAATGATGGCACGGCTGGTAAAGCCAGTGCCATCGAGGCTGGCCTGACTGTAGCAATACATCAGGCGGCCGAAGCTGCCAAAGCCCAAGGCAAACTGTCTGGTAATATGGAAGCGTTGATTAGCGACATTACTGACCCTAAAGTAGATTGGAAAGCTGTGTTGGCACGTTTCTTGCGTGCTAACAACAAGTCCGACTTTACTTGGGCTAGACCGAACAGACGATTTATTGGCCAAGGTATGTATCTACCTAGCCTACACAACCCATGTCTCGAAGAGATTGTGGTTGCAGTCGACACGTCTGGCTCGATCAGTGATGAAGAGCTTACACAGTTTACGACAGAGACGTCATACATCCTGCACGAACTCAACCCAGAGCGAGTGCAGTTTATACAATGCGACTCTGAGATAAACGATGTAACAGAGTACACACGCGAATCGTTACCACTAAAAGTAACATACAAAGGCAGAGGCGGAACTATGTTCTCACCGGTCATTGACCATGTGAACGAACACTTTCCAAACGCTGCTGCTCTTGTGTATCTAACTGACCTAGAGTGCGGTGACTTTGGCAACCAGCCACATTATCCTGTACTATGGGTTACAACAAACGCGACCGAAGCCCCCTACGGCGAGGTCATACAAATGCAATAACAAGGAGGTTACTATGGCATCTGTAAGAATGACAATTGAGCTCAAAGAGCAAATAACCGAAGCGTATCGTAGGCAGTGTCAAACTGCCTACAATGCGGAACATGACGTAGATAAGACTATTAATACAGTTACATCTAAAATACTTGACAAGGCTGGCCCTCAGTTTCAACAGCTAGTTAAAACAGCTGAAGACTTTGGCAAGCAAATGATTGACCACGATGCAAGGTATAAGAAACATTACTCACAGAGTACATATGGATATACATACACTGGCGGTTCAATCAATGCTTTGGGTAATGCTGCTGAAAACTGCGTGCCGATACGAAAGGCTTATCAGTTGTGGATGGTATGTAATCCTGCAAGACCAATAACTGAGAATCTAACTACACTAGCTGACTGGCGTGTAGGTTACGAATCTAAGTGGTCAGAGCAGTGGGAAGACCCATCAGAAAACTTTGTTGAGGGTGATATGGCGTATCTACATGACTTTGGCGATGAACCTATCTATATGCCTTTTGTTACTTCAGGTGAAGAAACTAACTACCAAGCAAAAGAGGATTATGCTCCTCAAATTAATCTTGCTGTAGTTATTTCAGACCCTGAAATGTGCAAAGTCTTGCAAGAAATACCAAAAGCAAAAAAGAAAGCTAGCGATATGGTTGAGAAGTTCAAGCAGTTTATAGAGCCAATCACTACTCTCAAGAAGTTCCTAGATGAGTTTCCTGGCGGTAAAGGACTTGTGCCTGATGACAAGTTGCAAGCTATGGCTGCACCAGCTAAAAAGCGTGCTACAACATCTACAGTAAAAGCAGATGATTTGCTGACACCAGATTTGAAACAAGAATTCAATGAGGTTATGCTAGAATCTACATTACTGGGGGACAACAAATGAATACCGAGACTGTAGAATCATATCCAGAGTTTGAGTACAACGATGATATGTCGTACGAAAACAACTTTTGGCGTTGGAGAGATATGGCTGACTATGAAGCCAAATGCTCCAACCAACCTTACTACACTGAAGAAGAAGCGAAAAAAATTTTTCAGCAACAGTGGGGTTATAAAAGTAAAGGAGTAGCATTATGAGTGCAATCAAAAACTATATGTGGGACGTCGGCGAATACGCCGCGGACCACGGTATACAGGCTGCTATGAATAAGTATGTTGAAACAGAAGAGGGTGTAAAAATCTGTATTTTGTTTGTTCATGCTTATGATGGCAACTGGGAACAGTTCATGTCAGAAGGCAACTGGCAAGAACCTAACGTTCACTAAGTTTGACTCTCTTGAGGAAGAGCCTTCCGACGAGACGCAATGAACCGGTTCGTATGTATGGTTAATGGGGCAGCGTCCATACCAACGCGAAGGAGATAGAGAGTCATTTAACTTTTGTTTATATTAGAGGAAGCGAGAATGACATGACTGATATAAATAAAAAGTCCTCTATGTATACCATAGAGCGGGGTGTCCCTACACCTTGTCACCCAAATAGGGGAAAATGGGCAACTATTGTGTCCAAGATGAATGATGGTGATTCCGTTGTTGTTACTACTTATAGTGAAGTAAACGCAATGAGACAAGCAATCATTCGTGATGGGAAAAAATCTGTCGCTCGAGAACTGTCTGATGGCCGTTTTAGAGTGTGGAAACTACCCAAACAATAGATTGAACATGCCAAGGAGTGGCATTAGTATAGCCCAAGATTCGGTGTCCCGGCTTGGGCTATGCGTCTTAGATTACGCTACTGTAATCCAAATTTCTAATGTGCCTGTTGCAACGTCTGAACCAGGGTCTACTTCACAGGTGATATCAATTGTATCGTCTGCACTGTAGGTCTTTGGACATACGTTGACATCCATGTGATCAGCTGAACCGTCTTGGCCTGCTGTTGACGCTGCGATATAGTAATCACTATCGTCGCCATCACCAACACCCCAAACGAGAGCTGTACCACCGTCAAGGTCACTAGATTTAATCACAACATTATGCACTGTCTCGCCAGCAAACACGTCTACCATTTTGTATACGTCATTAGCGTTAGGTGCTGCAGTTAGATTAATCTTAGCGTATCTCACACCAAGCGCTCCGCTAGGGAAAGGCTTAAATGATTGATTACCCGCTACCATGTCACTTGTAAAAGTTGCCATAATATTCTCCAGTTTGTATATCACACCACCATGGTGTAATATCTATAGTCATAAAGACTTTTACAGAAAAGTCAAATTTAATTAAGGAGTAATTAAATGGCACCGACACATGTGTATGTAAAGCGTAATCCTATACACCCATATACATATAACAATCCAGATGATTTACCTTATATACA